TTTATAGTCATTTTGTCTCCAGCTTTGTTATCTATAAATCCATTATACTTATCGTGTCGTTAATTGCAAGTCTTTATACATTTTTATACATATAGGAAACAGGCACTTAGCCACCCCAAAAGAGTCCATATCAACAAAAACCAGAAAAATGTCCTGGCATGCTTGCCTTCAAGCGTGCAGCACATTCCTCTACACTTTCTGACCATTAGCCGAGCATGGTATCAGTGAAAGAAAACAGGTAAAGGGTTGACACTTGGAATTCTGTCATCCTGAAATCCCTTAATTTTCCTCTCTTTTATATTTGAGCAAGTCTGCATTAAAAGGGTAGGAATCTTTGTAAGGGTTTTTTTCAATCAACTCTTCGATCCATTCTTCACCTCTGCAAAAGCCTTCGGCTATAAGCACTTCTTGCCAGCTTTTGCCGAAATATTTTCCTTGATATTCATCAAATTCTTTTTGCTTCCGTTTGACCGTTGCCAACATTTGAAGCATTTCAATATCTAATATATCTACTTTTGCGTTCGCTTCTATCAGAAATCTAAGGCAATTGCGAAGCTTTGGCGGCTCTTCCCAACTTTTTTTTGATTCACACATTTTGGTTAGCAGCACGAGCTCGGCACTTGAAACCGTACTTCGTGATCTCGTCGTAGATGCGCTTCCAATCGACCGTCAAAGACAGCCGGCCCTCTTGATAGTCGCCAGTCAACAGCTGGCCATCTTTGATTAACTGCACCGATCGATAGTCCCGGTGCGTGCCCTCAAACTGAATATCAATACCATGCTTCATGCACGCTCGGCGCACGCGGTTATAAAAAACTTTATTCTCTGCTACTGTGCTCATGAAAATTCACATCCTATATTTACATGATTAGATTCGTATATCATTTGTTCTACAATTTTTGAAGTTTTGCCTTCATCTCCAGCAACCTTAAAAATTTTTCTTTGTCGTTAAGTTGCATGTATTCTTTATCCACATGCAAGTTATCAATTCTCTTCCCCATGCGGCGTATTTCCGACTTGGCATAATCTATATACCAATTGCACTTTTGACATTCGCTATCAAAGTTGGAGGCGTTCTCAAGAACGTAAACCAGCATGTTTGCAAATGCCGTCCACGGAGGAATGAAATCTTTCATTTTTTCTTCGAGTTCTTTTATCTCGGCAGAACCCATGCGTTTGACTTCATACGCTGTGAGTGGTTCGTTGTTTATGTTGCTCANTGNNTTTGCCTCGCTTCCGCCATCAGCTCGTCTCGAAACGCTTTGTCTTTGCGTCTCAAGCGCTCGATTGTCTCATCCATCATCCAAACCAAATGCTCGATGCGTGCGTCTGAAACATCTAATATAGATTTGGCTTGATTCAATCTCTCGATGATTTCAGTCGTGCTCATGCGCTTGGTTGGTATTGATTTCATGCTATTGTCTATTTCTCATAAGCTTTCTCTAGCNTGTTAGCCGGGTAGAGTTTTACCGTACCGAGCTCCTCGTCTAAAAATTTGACCTTTCCAGTCTTCTTGTCAATGCCAAGGTACTGACCGAAAAAAGTCGTGCCTTTAACTTTGAGCCTCATGATTCGACCATTGACCTCAAGGTTTTTTGGATCTCTTCATTTTTAGCCAGGCTCTTTGCAAGATGCGCTATTTCATTGCCAAGCTCTATATTTTTATAAGTAGCCGAATTTATAACTGAACGCACTGCAAGCTTGGGCTCAGCAAGGTTAGCTGCTTTTTCAAATAACGCTGGTAACAGCATTGCTTCGATTGGCTTTAAGCCATAACGCGATGCGAAGATCCCCAAGTCACTCACTAAACTTTCATTAATCATTTGCAATTTCTCCTATGCAAGCTGAGATACAGAACAGTTTTTGTCGAATTTTTTATAGCCAAATTTATCAACTAGAAAAAACTTTCCATCCATTTCTAGTACATCACCAACAGAAAGACTGGCGCATTCCCGATCCAATTTTAAGACTCGTGATTTTTGATTCCAAAGATTCATCAAACGAAATGTTTCTTCAAAATCATTAGAGTCAACGACAGCAACTTTTTTGTATTCGTCGAACCATTTATACAAATCGGTTCCTGCTAAACCCTTGCCACCATAAGCGTATATTTTTTCGCTGGCGCTCCATCCATCGCGCTCTAAAAGATCTTTATCTGATTTATTCAAATGCCATTGGTACACGTTTATCATCGTTCAGCCCTTAATGTGTTTGGTCAATATAAGTTATTATGCATATCGTGTCGTTAATTGCAAGTCTTTATACATATTTGTTTAATAACCGCACAAAATGCTAAGATGTTTTTATTAAAAAAAACAACAAAACAAGGGGCTAAACCCATGGGCAACGTAATTTACGTGGATTTTTGTAAGCGCCAGACAAGAGAAATGTGGGAGCTGCATTTGCCGCTTTCTATGGTTTGGGACCATGCAACAGACTACGGCATGGCGATTCGATGCCCCGATGAAAAGTATCAGGAACTAATAGCCAGGAATATAAAAAAACTAGACGGGAAAAAAGTACCGTATAAAGTATTTCTAGATGGTGAGCTCGTTCACCACGAAAAACATTTGCAACCTAAAGGTCTTTAGTATTGCGGTTAATGTTACCTACAAGCGATTTGAACAACTTGTCATTGGCTTTTTTAAGCTCTGGATCAACTACGTGCTTAATCCGGGAGAAACCCCTTGTAGATTTGTTCTGATATCCGCCCTTCGGAAAAGGCTTTTGTAAGCTCATCTGTACCCTCCTTCAACACTTGATTATAATCTATGCGGGGCAACACTGACAAGTCATTTCCCATGTCTTTTGCGTTGCCCGGCCCAAGTGAATTATCAATGATTCTTGTTTCAACGTTCGGATTGTCCGCGTAATGATCAACCAGCTCCCTCATAGTTTCATTGGATCTAGCATGAGTGCTGGCGTGCGCGGTCAAAGGTACTGTTCTCCCAGTGCCAAGCTCGCTCTCTTGCCTTTTTGCTCTCCGTATTGCCCCGTTAATCAATGATTCTATTGGATCGCGATACACATACGCCAACGTAACTTGTTTATTCGCATCCAGCGCTTGGTCTATCTTGTCGACTGAGCTGTTCAATCCAGCCATGTTGGTGTCATAAATAATTTGTGAGTTTACATTCAAATCTAACAAAGCATCCTTTAGTGCCGTAGTTTTGCCAGCGCCGGTTCCACCACCAGTAAATAAAACTCTGTTGTATTTTCCTGGCGGCGCATCTACAGACAACATCCTTCTATAATATTCTTTTGTAAACGCCGACGCTGGTTCATGTACCGCAGAACTCAGCGACCTGTTTGCCTGATAATCAGGGCTCAACTCTCTCGCTAAATCTGTATTGACAATCCTGCCACCGTCTGAATCGGGCAGACGGGCATAATCTGCAACAGCGCTATCAACATTGGCGTTGAGCTGCTCAGAAAATCTTCGCTGTATATCAGCCATTTCGCCAGACAAATTCGTGTCAGGCACTATATTTATATTGTTTGGCACGTCGCCAATTAATGCTTTTGTCTCCGCAGTAACCGGGCGAGGCAAAGCGCCTATGCCCTGGTCGATTTCTGCGGCTGGAGACTCTCCAGCTCGCAAAGCCACTGGAGGCCTATACATTGAGTCTCTAAACTCAAATGTTTTGTTGCGACCTTTGTTCTCTACAAACCCAAATTTTTTATAGAACTCTATTAATCTTCCGACAGAGGACGCGCCAAAATCTTTTGAGGGTGTCAGTTTAATTGTCTGACCTGTTTGGTCCGCATAATCTATAATTTGACGCATCATTTCACTGCCAACGCCCTGGCCTTTTTCGGGCACCACTATTCTGCTTAAATCTATAACCCCGTCTTTTTCAAAAATATCTAATTTTATGCCCTTGTCAGCGGCCACATTTTCTATAGCCTTCAGGGCTTCGTCTGCATTAGATCTCGATAAGGCACCAATGCCACGCTTAATCAGCTTGCCTGTTAGACCAGCAGCTTTTAAACCGGTGCCAATCGTTGGTCCCGTCACGGCGCCGATAAGCGGCAATGCGTACATGGTGTCTCCAGCTGCCCCTAGACCCTGCATTGCGGCGTCAAAGTAACCTCCAAAACCCCCGCGCTGTACGTTCTCTGCAAAAGATGGATAACGTTCGCCAGAAAAAGCCTCTGAAAATGGCTGATCACCAGAAGGTAGAGTTGCGTATCCGCCGAAATAGTCTAAATATCCAGAGCCCGGTAACAACATTCCACCAACATTCGCCGCCTGACCAGCGGATGGCAAATAATCAAATACATCAAAGNTATCTACAGAACCACCGTCTTGAAATTTTCCTGTGTACTGGAGATTAAAGCTGCCCCTTTTAGTGTTTACTCTTACATCAATATTTCCTCGTTTACCTATGGGCTTGGAAAGATTGTAAGTTCCACGATGACGCCTTATGTCTTCCGCAATTGGCAAATTCAATCGCTTCATCACCTCATTGACTATAATGTCACGCTCGGTATACCCGCGTTCTATGCGATCTCGAAAAATATTTAACAGCTGCTCTCGTGAAAATGGTCGCAGATCTATAATAGGACCGCCATCCTCAAATCGCTGAATCTCGTTTTGGGTTTCAGCCACGTTGCATCCTTATTTTTTGGATGCTTTCGCTGACTTTCTAAGCGCTGCGGCTGTCGGAGCTCCTCTACTTCCTGGCGATCTCATACGCTCATCAGAACCGCCCTTAATTCGTTTGCGCTTTGCGTGAATGTTGGCCCACAAGCCTTTGCTTTCTCTATTTGCCATGTCTTACTTCCTCAATATGAAGTTCATCTGAAGTTTAACAGCAAAAGCATTTAGTTTTTTAAACCATACTCAAAATTTTGTGTGGAATCATTAAGGCTTATTAGCTTAGCTCCATTGCGAGTGTGGTATCTGGTGGCCATGGGTGTCAAAGGTGACAAAGTCACAACCCGTTCAAAGCCCTTGGTTTGTGCATATGCGAGCACTTCTCGCATTATTTCCTTGCCAGCGCCTTTTTGCAAAGACCAGACAGTGTAAGCGATAGCAATATTGGCATCTAAGCCAGTCCTGCTCATCAAATCCAAATCACGCACTGAGCGAGGCACCTCATTTGTAAACGCCAGGCATACAACTGCCTCAATTCTATCCCCACGTTCAAGACCAAAAATTTTCCGGCCTAATGACTTTCTCCATTTCAAATTTAATTCTGGCCTGACAGGATCTTTGGATACATCTATCTTGTTAAGCTCTACTAAATGTGATTGCTCAATGCAAATAGTATCTAAATTGTTATCTGCTACTGAGTCCACCGTATGCTCCAGACATATATTTGTCTCGCGGGTAAGAATTGCGCAAGTAGTGCTCCCAGTTACGTTTCAGTACCTCAAACCACTGGTCCAGAGAAATTACGCAATTTAAATAGGGGTCTACCTCCCATTCGGGATTTATAGCGTGCATGGGCAAACATACGCGAACAGGCTTTCGGTTGAACCGAAAAATCAGAATGGGAATTTTTTCGCCGGCAGACTCGATCGTCTGCTCCAGCCATTCAGGCTTGTAGTTCCAGCCATCCTTGTAATGCTTGCATTCAACAGAATGGAATGGAATGTCGATGTCTGTCAGATTTTTTTGCTGGTACTGGTCCAGGTTACGCTTGCAGCTGTAGTCAATGCCCTGAGATTCAAAGAACTGATTCAGCTGTTTGACGATATTTCTTTCGAAGCTGGCGCCCTTGGTGCGGCTTAAAGATGACATGGAAAAATAGTATACCAGCCGAGCTCCGAGAAACTAGAAAAGCTTATGCCGGTACAGAATTTTGGTGATTCTATGTGGTGAACTCAGCTATAGCGATACGCCCGCCAGCGCTTTCTCTCCAGGGGGGTGCGGGGGTCCAAATAATCCAGAAATCTCAGAAAAAAACCGATCCCAAGGGACCCCTATCGTAAGCCATTGATATGCAAAGACTTTCAAGCATCAGGTCACAGTGCACAGCTTCTCGAAACTTTCGGCAGTGACCCGTCTGCACACAGCGAGCACGATCGTTCGCGCAGACGATTCTTGGCAAACCCCAGAAATATCAAGGACTTACGGGATTTTCTTGATTCTTTTGGATTTTTGAGCCCAAATCGGGCGCGGGTGCCGGAGCCGGTTGACTATCTCAGAAATCTTTGCTCGATGGATCAGAGACTTCTACGCTCAAAAGCTTGGACAATCGGTCCTTGATGTCGTCCTTGCTCATGGCGTTCAGGTCCGCGTTGATGTTGATATTTTGCGATCGGTTGACCGACAGCCCAGCTAGCTGGTTCAACTCTTTAATTGCGCTAACACTGGCATTGTAATGGCCAGCCCCGAACGCTGTCTCGGCAATCTTCCAGAGCATTGTGCCCGTCTTCTGCGGAGTGACCGCGTACTTCTCGGCGAGCTCGTCCTGGCGAATGCGAACTGCCTTGGTGACATTGGGGAAGGTCTTGCCATTAAGCATCTTGTTCGCCGCATTGGCTGGAAACTCGAAACCAGATTTGCGGGCTGCTTCGGTCTGGCTGCACGCACCTTCGGTGTACCACCACACAAAGCTTGCTTGCATGGCTGTGAGCTTGTTTTCTTCATCCTTTTCAAAAGTGTCTGGAACCGCCACAAGCGATGGGCTTACTTTTTTAGTTCTACCAGCCATCTAGTTGTCTTTACAAACGAACTGTCGAAACACTTTTAGTCCTTCTTCTTGGTTATAGATCTGATCGCCGAACTCATGTCTCTCGGCGCAGTTCATCATAAACCATCTTGTGAAGTTTCTCTCGAAGCTTGATTTGTCGTCGTACATAAAAACTTTATCGTCCTCATCCATACTTACCCCCAGTGTGTAGTGTGACCTATCTCCTATATTAGCTGTCTGTACTGCGTATAACCGCTATATTTATACGTTATACGCTCTATATTATTTATCTTATATTACTATACCCTTACCCTACCTATAGTAATAACACCAGTAAACATAAGGGTTTGAGCGCAGGTAACAGCAAAGTGTCAGGTAACCCCAAGCCGCTCCAAAAGTATACAAATGTATGCTCATCCATTTATAAGCGGTGCTGACACAAACGATTTTGCGCTTAATGCAGTGTCTCTAATTGATAATTTGCCATGATCACATCTGTCAGTACTCCAACGATTCGACAATTCAAGCTTGCACAAATTAGCTCAGCTTCTTGCTTCTCTTCCGAGACAATATGAGGTCCGGTGTAATCTAAGCCATCAAAAGTAAATTCGGTCAGGTAAATCTTCATGGCTTGCAAAAAACCAAATTATGCTGGTCCACTACCCCAGTCTTTATAGCCACCAGAGCTCGAATCCGTGTCGATTGCGTCATAGTCCAAATCATAAATTTTCTTGCCATTGCTTCGCCTTGGCTCCACGCCATTTGCTGCCAACACGCGGTTGGCGTCCTTAAAGTCTGGCATGCGTGGGTTGCTGATGCCAAGATCTCTCAGCAACTTAGTCATCTGCACCGGTTTAGTAGCCTTACTATCGAACCTAACATGCTCTAACACAAGATCTTCCACGCTGGACTGCGTGCGGTAGCCTTCATTCGATTCATCAAGCATCGTGCGCTCGTCGGGCGTTAGAAACCAATTCTTTTGTCCAGGCACATACAGCGTCTCTTTTACCTCTGCCCAGAGCTGCTGCATATCAATACCATGGTTAAAGTTGATCCGCTTCACCGGTATCACCCAGAATCTTCGATTGCCTGACGTATCGGTGAGGAATTCTCTGGCGTTGACACTGGCATAGAATGCCGTACGTCTTTGATAAGTGGTGCTGGCGCGATCGTATGGAAGCCTAAGCTCGTCGTTCTTGCTTGTTACGAAAGCTTTCAGCTGGTCTATATCAGCCTTCTTAAAGGTGCTTTCAATCTCACCCAGCTCCACAATCCAGTGACTGACGGCCCTTTTCACGCTGTCTTTGTCTGTCGGGTTGAGCATGGCGCCTTCCAAAAGCCATCCCTCGTCATAATTGGCAAGCCGCTTAAACCACAGCGTCTTGCCTAATCCCTGGGCGCCCTGGAAAACCAGGATGCCTTCAAGCGCTACACCGGACTCCTCACAAGCTGCCGCACAGCAGCTTATCAGCCACTTTTTCATCAGCATCTCTTTGAGCTTCTCGTTTTCAGGACTGCCTATCGTGTCCAGAAATTCTTGCAATCGTGAGCGCCCGTCCCATGGCGTAGATTCCATCCAGGCTTTGACGGGATTCCACTCGATGGCCAGCACTTTCAGGTAATCCCGAACTTTTGAGTGTGGTATACCCATTTGAATGCACCGATGCTCAATTTCTATAAGACTCGCTTCTTCCTTCATATCAGCGATAAACTTGGTGTTCGGTATCTCGATTTCCATACGCTTCTTAATGACGTTGTAAACGCATGAGACGCCATTGACAGTTAGAACGCCGGCAATGTTGTCTTTAGTGTTGAGATACCTGCCGTTATTGCCGCGTATAAAGTCGTAATCAACGGGCACGTCCACATTGCGCATATTCGGACCAAGAAGCTCGCCCTTCAGCGCCTTGGTTTTAACCGCGTGATCGTTGTAATCGCCTTTGCTTTCAGGCATGTAAACGTCGGCTTGACCATGACGCTTACGAATAGCTTGGCACGCTTTAATGGCCTCTTTTTCGCCTGTATTGGAATCCGGGTCATTATCAGCAATAAAAACAAACTTTCGGTCGTTTAAAAACTCAAAAACCACCTCGGCGACAGGCGTTAAGTTGTAAGCGTCAAAGCACACAATCACTGGCTGACTAAAGTCTTGATGATAGCTTGCAGCTGTCGCATATCCCTCTGCAAAGTTGATTGTTGGGCTGGTTTTCAATACTTCTTTGCCGAGTATGAAAAAACTGCCTTTTTTCTTTGAACCNGTNAGNAANCGCTTGGATCCATCGGCACTGATGTACTGGATGCCAANGATTGTCATTTGCGCATCGTGCATGGGCATCATCAAGAGCCCTTCCTTATTAACCCGTAGCCCGCCGTAGCTGAGCACTTGTTTTTGCTCTAAGTACGGGTGCCGTTCGCACGGTTCAGCTTGATTCCACAGAGATTGAGCACGTTTGGCTGCTTTGTTATAACTTTCTGCCTTTTTGACCTCTGCCAGACGCTGGAGCTCGGCAATTTCTGCCTTGTGCTCCGCAGTCATCTTGAAATTCTTCTGGTTCTCCGGCTTCCAGATATCTGTCGGCTCCGTAGCTGACACACGGTAGTCGCCGATTCGGCCGAAGGGCACGGATTGATCCAGCCAGAGCTGATACCAGCCGACGAGCTTACGTGCACCGCCGACATTGATATAAGCACGTCCTATGGTGCCGTCAGACACCAGGCCTTTCTTGGGATCGAGATCAAGACCATTGCTTTGCAAAAAGTTATGAAAATCAGCCACATGATCTGCCGTAAAAGGTTTGTGAAAATTTTTTGGCGTTGGGCGGCTGACTTTTAGTGACATTTGATTATATTTTTCCGTTTTACTTTGTTTATGAATTTTTGCATAATAGTATAAATTGATACAAAATTAAATCAACCAGTTGGAGAAATAGCATGGGATTAACAGTTTCTAGTAGCGGCGGCGAGTATGAGAATTTAGAGCCAGGGCGATATAAGGCAACGTGTTACAAATTGATTGATGCTGGCACACGAGAAGAATCATATCAGGATGGTCCGTTACGCAAACGGCACATCGTGTATATATATTGGGAAATCACCCACAAACTCGAAGAAGTTGATGGCAGTGAAAGCTGGCAAGAAGTGCTCATGGCTGATGGGCGACCGTTTTCTGCATCTAAAAAATACACAGCGTCACTCAATGAAAACGCTTCTTTGTTTAAAGATCTCAAAAGCTGGCGCGGACGCCCGTTCACCGATGCGGACCTGGCCGGCTTTGAATTGCCCAAAGTCTTGGGCGTGACTGCTGAGCTTGAAATGATTCCACAAACAGTCGACAACAATAAAGTCAGGGTTGAAGGCGTTTACAAGCCTGAAGGCGGCATGAAAAAAGCTGACACAATTAACGACATTCAGTCCTTCGACATTGATGTGTATGTGCAGGAATTCACTGGCGAGAGCTCTGCCGAGTCCAAAGCGATGTGCGACATTTGGGAAACCATGCCGCCGTGGATGCAAGAGATGATAGAAGAGTCTTTTGAGAGAAAAGCCGCACAATCTAAAAACGATTCAACTCCAAAACCATCAACAACCGGTGGCTTGGCTGATATGGCAACAGAAACAAAGCCAAAAGCAAAAAAAGAAAAGGAAGCTGACGTGCCATTCGACGATGAAATTCCTTTTTAGTGTGGGGTGAAAATGGAAAATAACATTGATTTTTCAAAGGTGGACTCCCCTTCTCACTATGTCATAAAAAACATGGAGTGCATCGATGCGATGGTGGCGGTATTCGGTTTAGAGAACACACAAAAATACGCCGAGATTGCAGCCTTTAAATACTTATGGCGCATGAATTCCAAAGAAAAAAGCTCTGTGGAAGACAAACTCAAGGCGATTTGGTATTTGCGGTTTTCTATGGGCGATGACCCTAGAAAAAATAACGTCAATCCTACTCAGACCGAGGAAGAAAAAGAAAACAATGCGACGATAACTGGTGCTGCGTATCGTTTTTTTGACGGCAACTCAAAAATTAAACCAGATAATGGGGATTAGGATGGACTTTAAAATAGGAATTTACAAAGACATCAAGTACGAAGAGTATGCTTCTATACCCGCTTTCAGGTCACATGACCTAACGTCAGCAATCAAATGCGCTTATACCTGGAAAAACCAGGGGCCAATGAAGGAATCACCGGCACTTATCGAAGGAAGAGTGCAGCACACCGTGTTTTTAGAGTTTGACAAGTTCGATGACGAGTTTGTCATCGAGCCCAACGTCGATAGAAGAACCAAAGCAGGGAAGGCTGAATTCGAAGATTTTAAGGCCAGCATTGGCGACCGAAGCTCGGTTAAACGCGATATGTACGACGTATGCATGGACAGGCGGGAGGTAGTAAAAGATTATATTCCTAGCAAAACAGACAACGTAGAGCTTTCTTTGTGCTTTGAGTGGTGCGGACACCCGTTCAAGGCGCGACTGGATTGGCACGACGGCACTAGCGTCTGGGATCTTAAAACAGCCCGTGACGCCTCTCCCAGAGGCTTCAGGCGAGCGATCAATAACTTCAACTATCACATGCAAGCAGCTTTGTACCTGGATGCGTGTGCAGCGTTAGGTTTAGGCGCTGAGCGTTTTATGTTTCTCGCGCAGGAAAAAATGCACCCTTACCCTTACGCGGTTTACACGCTATCAGATGAGGCTGTGGAGTACGCGCGTGCGAAAAATCAACAGGCGTTGGAAACTCTGTTGCGCAGCAAGAAAAATGACGACTATCGGCCGTATAATGTTACAGGCGTACAGGTCGTCGAGCTCGGCGATTTGTATTGATGGATTTGGACCAAGAGGCTAAGTGGGCTAAAGAAAAAAAATACTATGCTGCAAGATTCGTGTGGTCCCGTCGTCAACAGCTAACACCTAGCCGGCGCTATACTTGGGAGCAATGGTGGGAGAAGATGTTTGAAGATGACTACCCTGGATATACTGAAAAAAAGAGAGCGGCTC